ATGACCCAAATCAAAAATTCGCAAATGTCAATAATGATTCCGCAGTTATATACAAGATAAGTAAGAACATTACAAATAGATTAGATATATCAGAACAAATAATGCAAGAAAGTCAAAAGAAATAAATCTGTCAATTTTAAACAGTAGGTTAATAATAACTATACATGGAATTGATTTCATATAGACAGATAATCTGTCAACTGTCTAATATTGACAGATTATTAATTGTGTTAAAATCAAGAAAATAAAATATTGTATAATATAAAATGGGATATGATACTGAAGAAATTAAATCATTCTTGGCTCAAAGAGGTGAAAGGGATTTGTTAAAAGTATTAAGATATTTAGAAGAAGAATATGAAAAATTTCTTGATCCTGATTATGAAATAGTAGAAGACAGTAGTGATTATGAAAGTGAATGTAGCACAAGTGATTTAGTTCCTGAAGAGATTGAGATAAATCCTAGCATGAATGGTTTTGTTTCCCTTGCTTAATCTTAAGTTATGACTATTATTATCAATAAATATCGGTTAAATCTTAAATTATGTCTAAAAATGACAGATTTATGCCATTTTACTGTATTTAAAGACATAAAATTATAATTTTATTTCTCTTTTAAGTCATTTTTTGTCATTAAATCTAAAAATAACCATATTTTTGATATATTATTGTCATAAACTTTGATTTATTGATATTTAAAGTTATTATTATATATATTTAATTATAGAAATGACAATATATAATGGAACTCAAGGCTCAATATGTTTTTATTACAAGGGATTATTAATTAGTAGTTTTCCTTTGACTAAAAAGAAAACATGTGAAGCATATCTTAGACAAGGTGAGGAATTAATTTACACTGGTAAAGGAATCCCAATTAAGTTTCAGATTAAAACATATCTTCATTTATGTAATGAGATATATAATAGAAAAAAGAATAATTTAGGTATAAGAAGAAGCGATCATATAAATTTCTTGAGTTGTATATGTGCATTGTTAAGATTAAAGATAATTGATAATGACGAACAAAATGGATTCATGTGTTTCCCTAAAAAATTATAATAACTTCTTTACTTCAGGGTGTTTTAAAATATCTTTATTCTCTAAAATATATTTAATAACGGAATCTCTTTTTTTATCTTTTGATTTCTTTTTATCTTCTTCTGTTTTTTCTTTTTTCTTAGGCATTAATTCTTCTGCGTCTTTTAGAGTTAATTTCTTTCCTCTCTTAACTTTAGGTTTTAATTCTTTCTTTTCATGGTCTACTTTGTATCCATTATCTTCTACTAATTTTTCTAACTGTTCTAAGGTTGCCTTGGGTGGTATCTTTATTTGACTCAATTTATTGTGAGCCTTAATCAATGTCTTTAATTCCTTCACAGATAACATGTGTTAGTTATATTATATTAAAATATTTTATTATAATATAATGATTAATAAAACATTTTCTAAGGGCGATTTACTTGAGATAATTTCTACCTTTGGTATTGATATTCCAAATGCGAATCATATGGATAAATTAAGATTATCAATTGCATTGTGGAGTGAATTGGGTAACTTAACAAAAATACCTGAAGATAATGAAGTATACATGATTAAAAATTTATCTGAATTAAAAGAATATTTACAAAAACCAAATCCTGATAAAATATTATCTGTGAAGCAAAAACAAAAAATAATGAGATTTTGTAGAGAAGTTATTGTATATTGTACTAATGGATTTAACTTAGATTATTCTATATTTAATTCATATGAAGAGATTCATATTCCTATGAAAGATATATCTATTCATGGAGATATTCCTTCAGTTAGAAGAGCAATTAAATTATTAAATAATGACCCAAATCTTAAAGATAAGATTGAGCCTGTAATTTCCAATAGAATGAAAAAACAATTGGAAAAGAAAAATAAAAAAAAGGTTAAAATAGTTTATGGTTTAATTAGAAAAGAAGGAGAATTTTTTATTGATTTTAATTGACATATTGTTCCCAATCAGAAGGTAATCTAGAATTACTTGTAATCAATGAAGTTAATTTCTCAAGATACTTAATATTAACATATACTTGTTTTATCCAACCTCTCTCCCTGTGTTCATAGTCTCTTACTTCATATTGATCTTCATTATAAGTCCACACATATAATCCGTCTGTAAATAAGAAATAAAATTTCCAAACACGTTTATTATCATTTAATTCTTTAAGATATGATATTTTATTATAGCCAAAGAATGTTTCTTGATAATTATCATGTTTAAAAGTTCTACTTTTTAATTCACCTATAATTTCATTATTTCTGAAATCAACTTGTTTTTTTTCATTAGAATATAACTTTAAAAAGTTATCTGTATATATATTTTTATTCAGGAAAGTCACAACAATCTTTTCACGGAGTTTTCCATATTTTAAATCCTCTACAATATTCCACATTTATAACATAAACTTAGATTTATTTTTCTTAATATAAACGCAAGAATAGAAAAACCTGTCAATTTTAGACAGTATGTTAATTATAAAGGCATATAGAATCAATTGTCTATAGACAGATTATCTGTCAACTGTTTAAAATTGACAGATTAAAATAAAATGTATAATATAATATGAAGCAATATATCAAAGGTGATATACAAGAAGTAATAAAAACATTAGATACTAATAGTATTGATTTTATTTATACTGATCCACCATTTAATTCTCAAACTCAAGCCAAATGGGATTCTGTTATTGATTGGTCTTTATTATTCCCTGAAATGTGGAGAGTCTTAAAACCTAATGGTATTATTGCTCTTCATTCTGCAATACCATTTTCATATGATTTAGTTAAACATGAAAAACCTAAATATAATTATACTTGGAAAAAAAATAATAGCACTGGATTCTTTTCAGCAAAATATCAACCTTTGAGAAATATTGAGGAAATTTATATTTACTATAAAAAAAGAGGAACATATAATCCTCAAATGATTGGAGATAAATTTGTCAAAAAAAGGAATGTAAAATATGGTGGACAAAACGGATATTGGGGAGAATCAGGTATCAATAAAGATAATCAATATATTGAGTCTGAAGGACATAACGGAAAATATCCAACAACTTTTCTTGATTATCCAATTAGAAAAGGTAAAGGTAACGGTATTACAAGGTGTGACGATATGATTGATTATTTTATTAAAACTTATACTAATGAAGAAGATACTATTCTTGACATGACTCACCATAATGAAATTGTTGGAGATAGGTCTGAATTATTAAATAGAAATTATATTGGGGTTGATATCAATCCTCAGTTTCAGACTCAGGCTGTTCCTGACCCTTCTTAACATATACTGATTGCTGAACTGCTACACTATGCCCCATTGCGTGAGCGTCCTTTTCCATTTCTTCTTTTACCTTAGAATATTTACTAGATAAATATATCTTTCTTAACATAGTTGTGCTTATGGATTTTCCCATATACTTTTTGCTTGTTTTTATCAATAATTGACTTAGAGCATTTCTTGATAATGGTTTACCTGTACTTGACTTAAATAATACTCCCATACCATTGATTCTAATATAGAATCTTAATAATTTCTCAAGATCTTTTGGAATATCTATTTTTAATTCCTCATACTTGGAACTTGTTTTAAATTTATTTAATACAAAAAACATGGTATTTTTGTTAATTACTAAATAATTCTTTTCTTTCTTTTCTGATTCAGATAACTTATTATATTCTCTCTTATTAATGACTTCCATTCCGCTGATATCATTGCGAAGCGCTATGCGAGTATAAATATTGTATATTATGTATACTTGTAATAATGCTTTATCTTTTGCTGTTAAATCTTGCTTTTTCTTGATATTTTTTTCCTTTATTTCTTTAGCCATTTGCTCAATCATTTTATTGACTTCACTGATATCAACAAAATTATCCTTTTGTTTTTCAGAAATAGTTCCTGAAGCCTGTTCTTCTTCATATTTCTTATTTAAATCGTCTCTAATAGTATTATATTCTTTGATTACTTTATCTTCTTCAGGTTTATCTGTTTGAGACATTAAATAAACAATAATTGAGTTATAATAATTCCTTTGTGTTGTATAATGTAAATCACTTAATTTATCTGATACTTTCTCAGGTTTATCTAAAAATTTTAAATTATCTTCCTCAAACATTTTCATTAATTTCATGAGGTTCGATACATACATTTTTATTGTAGTCTCCTTCGCATTAGGTCTTGATTTCTTGATTGTTTCCACAAGATTTTCTTTACTTGTCATTTATATTATATATACAAAAAAAGATTTAATTTTAAACAAATTAAAAATCTGAAAAATCTGTCAATATTAGACAGTATGTTAAAAATAACTATAGATAGAATTGATTTCATGTAGACAGATTATCTGTCACCTGTTTAAAAATGACAGATTAAGCATAATAGCAATCTACAACTCCGTCAGTGATTCTCATAACCTTCTGAATCTCAATCCAGCAACGAGACGTGTATGGTGCTTCAGCAACAGCAACACTTTCATATTTGTGGTGTAATTCTAAACCACGAGAATCAACACGCTGTCCGTCATTCAGGCGATAAGCATTAAAGAAGAACTGACCCGGTAATTCATTAGCACCAGCCATAGAATAACCCTCAAACTTCTTGTTAACCATAGCAGCACCCTGTCTCGCATACTCAGTGCGAGTTACGTGAGGAGGAGAACCTTCAGTATCAGAAACACCATGGAAATGAAGGGCAGAATTTTGTCTGTCAAGTGGATATAAAAATTCGTCATTCTTTTTGACATTTGCTACTAATCTGCCATAGGTTCTTGCCGCAGTGCTTTCAGGAGCAATAGCACGGTAATCATTTAATAGAGTCTTGACATTTCCAACTCCTGACCCAGTATAATCTACACTCATTTTAGCAGAAGTAAGTCCAACAAACATTTTAGATACAAGACGACCAGCACCACCAACATTTCTTACAACATTCTGTGCTTCAGCCTGAGTAGCAAGAGTTGTTTTAGTTAGACGAGGCTCAAGGAACATAAATGAGAAATCACGGT